AGCTTGTAGTTTAATATTTAATATTTCTTTCTTATTTGCTTTTTCATTTGCTAAAGCGTCAGCTTGTTGATTGAGTGTCAAACTTACTGCTTGAGCGTATTTAGCTTCTTCTTTGTCTAATTGAGGTTGTAATATGTTTAATTGAGCTATCTTTGCATTAAAGGCTGCTTCTCTATCTGCATATTCTAATTCAACAGCTCTATCTGCCGCATTTTGTGCTGCTTGTAGTTTACCCTGTAGCCCAAGAAGTTCTGCTTGCATATAAGATGCTTCTGAAGTTAGGAGATTTTTTTGAGCAATATACATTCTATAATTGCGTGCTTGTGCTCCTTGTAGTCTAGATAATGTTTGTGGTCTACCTTCTTCTGTAACATTAGCCAAATCAAAAGATGCTGTTAAAGCATTAATCTCAGCTACTTTCTTTTTAAGTTCTGTATTCTTGTCAGCCATTACTTGATTTTGTTCTTCTATGCCTCTAGCCTCTTCTGCTGATAATTGTGCTGCACCTCTACCTGTCAAGGTATCAGCCAAATCTCCAGTTTCTCCTAATAAATCAGATACTTGTCTTGATAAATCTGTTTCGGGTGCTGTTAATAAATCTAAATTTCTTTTAATTGCGTCATCAGTTGATTTAATATCTACCCCAATCCCTGCTGCTGTGCTATCTGCTAAAGAACCCGTGCCACCAGGCATGCCTTGTCCTATATTTACTTCTGGTACATCTGTTAGAAGTTGTGCATCTACTGTTCCACCACCCACCTTATCTCCTAATGTCCAACCAGAAGATAATAGATTATTAGCTTCTTGAGAGCCAACTCCAACAACTTTCTTTTCGCCAGTGGGTGAAGTTAAAGTTGCTTGTTGTACTTTATAGATGTTATCTGAATTTGGGTCTCTAAATATCTGTTCCTCTGTTAAGCCACTTAATTCGGATGGATCAGATATAAGTTCTGCTCCTGGTGGTATCTGTCCAGCTGGTGCAGGAATACCCACTCCTGGTGGTGTTGCCCGTCCTGTAGCAGGATCAACCCAACCACCTCCACCACCTCTAGTTGGTTGAATACCAGCTTCTGCCTGTGCTGCTGTTTGTGGTGCTCGTTGATTAGCTAAATAACGTGCATTATAGTCTTCAAAACTTTCTTCTTCTGGTAAATCTACTCCTGGGGTTACACCCGCTTGTACTAATTTTGAAAACTCATCAACACCTAACTGTTGATCAGCCCATTTCCAACTACCTTGTTGACTTGGAAAAGCACCAGTCACACCCGCTAGGTTATATTCAGAAATATCGCCCAAAGAATGACCTAATGATTTTTCTAAGTTTTCTCTAGCTCTAAGATTAAAAGCTCCTTGTGTTATACCAGCCGCTGTACTACCTTTTCTATGTTCTTGAAAGCCAGGTGTAGCATCACCTGACCACAATTCAGGTGCAGCTTGTTGTGGGTCTAATCCCCTAACCTTTCCACCACTAACAGTGAAAAGTTGTCCGCCACCTTGTCCTGTAAAGATTTCTCCTTCTTCTGGAAGATTAAACTCAGTTGTTTGGGCTGGTGCTCCACCAAAGGCTGGATTTTTTTGTGTTACCTGTCTGCCTTGTGGTGACGATTGTCCTGCTGGTGACCGACTAGGATTATAACCACTTTCTGTTTCCCACACTCTTCGCTGTTCTGGTGTCATATTTTGCCAACCACCACTACCATAATCTTCAAAAGATATTCCTTTATAAGATTGTCCCCTAACTCCTCGTGGCTGTGTTCCTGTTTTTAAGTTGGGTGGAACATATTGACCAGTCTCAAAATTTGGTTGTTGAATTTGTCCGCTCTGTGACTTGCCCTTTTGTTGTTGTTCTGGACGATCACCTATTCTGGGGTCAGGTGGTATATACCGAGTATCTATCTTAACATTGGGGTTATTAAAACCACCTGCCATACCTTCTGGCATCCCTGGTCGTTGTTTTATTTTCTTGTTAGGATCATTAAAATCCTGTATAAAATCTGCCATATATTTATTTATAAACTTCCTCTATGAGATCGTTTAATTTATTTATAATTTGATTAATTACTTCAGGAGAATTGGGCTTAAAAGCAGTATCCCCAATTTGGATACTCTTGCCCTTCTTTTTTAATTTCTTTTTTTCTCTATCTTTTTTATTCATATTAGTCTGTAGCACGTTCAATTAATAATTTACCATCTGTAATAGACTTACCTACTCTACGACTGAATGTTCCTGCTGTAGTAGCAATAATGCCAGCGGTATCTGATACATAATATTCAGTTAATTCTGTCAAAGCCCAATCAGCTTTCTCAAAAGTACCACTTAATTGGATTTTAACAGCATTACCCTTAGTTTGTGTTTCTTGTGCAAAGCCAACTGTTTGATCAAGAATTATCTCGTATTCAGCAGTAGATTTATATATATATTTATCTATTGTCATTAATGTTTTAAAACAAACATCAAAGTGTGTATTACCTGAGTCATTTCTCCAACCATCTGTTGTATTGTGCTGAAGTGCTACTCCATCTGTATAAGGGTTTGTACTATCATCTTCCCAAGTTTTAATACCATAATAGTTTACATCATCCAACGCACCATCTCTTTGTACTACCAACCAATATGTAGTAGCCGCTGTTAATGTTACTGGTGTAGCAAATCTAAATTCATTATAGACAGTATTACCACCTAAACTTTCTCCGTCTACATCTTGTGATGTTGCTAAAGGTGTTCCACTTGGTTCTCCACCATTGTCTGCTTCTAAAGTAACAAATATATTATCTGTCACAGTTCCCCCAGCTTTATATGTCAACATTAAAGCTCCAAATATTTTAGCATCAGTTAAGCCTGTTTTAAATGATTGACCTATAAAATCATTTAATGCGTCAATCTGACCAAAGCTCTTACCTTCGTTGGTAGTTATCTGTGATTGGTCAACCTTAACTCTTGAGACGACATCGCCCTTAGTTAAATCTTCACCAGCAACATATTCGTATGTTAAAATGATTTCTTCTGAAATTAATCTTTTATTTTCTGTTTTAAAATCTGGTTTTCTACCATCATCATTCAATATATCTGACCAATTCTTTGTAGGGTTCTGTTCATCTTTTGTTTCTTGAAAGTTAGACATTGGTTCATCACCTATTCCAAATCCAAACTTTTCTTTTTTCAATGATACATTTGCAGGTAAAAAGTTAGGTTCTATATATTTTGGTGTTATGTCTGCCATATTACATTAACATTAGTGATTTAAACTCTGGTGTAGATGTTGCTGTACCTAGTAATTCAACTCTAATCTGTAACATCTCACAAGCTGGAATATTAATTTCTGTATCTACATAAGACGTTACGCCAGTTCCTATATTAGCTGTTGTGTATGTTCCAACAGTTGTCCAACTATCTGTTAAATTAACTTTAAACTTAACTTGTATTCCTTCACTGGCTGCTAACTCTTTAGCTAATACAAACTCTAATTGACTAAACTGTCTTTTGTTTAAATGTGATCCTACTTGATATAATGGACTATCAAAATATGCTTTTGTATAACTTGTTCCATATAAATAAGAAGCAGGGGTTGTCATGTCTATGCCATAAGTAGCGTTATCTCGCCAACCCACTAACAACTCATCTCTAGTATTACTTAATAAAGCTCCTATAATTGTTGGATTAGCACTCCCCATAGTAAGAGTGCTGATTGCGTGTTCAAAGTTTACAATGTTACCCTGTGGGCCTTCCATTAAACTATATACACCAACTCCATCTGCTACGATCCGAGTAGCGGTTGCAGATGAACTCATGCCAAAGAACAGCCTACCCTTGTAACTTATGATAGCTCCTGGGTAAGGTTCTAAATACTTTTTATTAGAGATATCTGATAATGTTAATGGTATTTGGGCAATCTTCCATGCTTGTGTTCCATTTGATTTATAAATATCACCATCAATACCTGCTAGTATATATAAAAAGCCACCAATATTAATCATTGCATTCACACCGTTTTCGTTTAACTGAATAGGTGTGCCATACGTAGTTGAATTGCCATCCCAAGGGAATATGTCTGCAATTTTATTATCCCAGATATTAACTCCTACCCAAGTACCAATCATTAAGTTATTACCTTGTTCAACTAAACACTTAATTTTATAATCTTCTGGTAAAGTTAAAGCATTATTAGTAGAGTCACCACCAGACCAAGTATAAGTAGCCGCAGTTCCATCAGCAAAGTTCTGTCCAGCTTTTTCCTCTAATGTAGCTATATATCTACCAGAACCTATATATAACTTACCATCTAATTTACTAACTAACATTGGATGCCAGTTTAAATCTGAAGTTAAATCTGTTTTAAACTCCAACCAATCAGGACTACCAGATAAAGGTCCATAAGTATCAATTATTGTTTCTCTGGCACAAAACAAATAATCCTTCCAGATAGCAAGTCCCTGTCCTTCTCCACCAGTTGTTGGTTGTGCTGCTAAGTCTGCAAAAGTTTCTCCATTGTCAGTCGAAACATATAAGTCACCAGCACTATCAACTGCATAAAAGTTCTGTCCAGAGTTGGTTACTGGGTCTCTCACAACCCATTTAACAGTAGCCGTAACTGCTGTGGTTGATTCTTTCTCTAATATATTATTAAGTTTAACAACTCCTGGAATACTAAAGATATCTAGATTCCGCATATCACCAAAACCTACATGAGGACTTGGTGCTATACCCTGTCTAGGTGCATTTATAATTAATGGTTTAGGTTCTGCCATATTATTTGTAAATTCGTTTTTTTGTTCTTATTCTAGTTCGTAACTCTCTACCTCTGTTTGCCCAGTAGTCCATAATAGCTTGTTCGTCTGCAAATATTCTTTGTGAGATAGCTCCAGATTGTGGTAGTTTCTTTTCAATTAAAAAAGGCAAAGCTGCGTAGCGTGCCAAATAGTCATGATGTATTACTGGAATACCAGGTACTTTAGAGACTTCTGTAAACTTATGATTACCACTACCATCATCTGCTAAAGAAACTTTAGTTCCACCAATGGTGGTTGATACTTCAAAGTCATCAGCATTTTTATTAATAACATAATAAACCACTGTATCAGCAGTCAGTCCGCTTGGCAAATCAGCACCATCTGTTTCAAGTATAATGGCATCATTGTTAGATAACCCATGAGCTACGGCATCAATCTTGTCAGTAGCAAAGGTTGATCCAAAGGTTACCCAAGCGAACTTGGATAATTCTCTATTAACATAACATCTAAGTCCATTGGCTTCTGCATAATCAGGAGCTGGTCTAACATAAATATAATCTCCCATCTTTGTCCAGTATTGTGGTGTGCCTCTATCTCCTACATCAGTTGAATATAGCTCCACAAAGTCATCAAGATGTTCAAATTCCTCTCTGTATAAATCCATTTCTTTAGCATCTTCATCTAAAGCTGATACTTTTAAAACTTGTAAAACTTCATTTGTAAAATCCGAAAACTTATAAGCATTAGTTCCAGCAACTAAACTCTGTGTTTCCACAGGAATAGATGTGTGATTAACATCATCAAAGGTTCCTCTTGGAGCAGTGTCAGATGCTAATTGCCAATACTTATCTAGAGCTTGGTTAGCCCTAGCTACCATTGCATAATTTGTATAAACCGCATTAGTTACTCCACAAATTCGCAGTGTCTCTTCAAATAAACCATCTTTTTCTATTGGATTTGATAATTTCATATTTTTAAATTAATAAATTATATCTCCCAAATGCCCAACTTTAGGCTTGGGGTCTGTCCATATTTTATATCCTGCCTTCTTAGCTTCGCGACAGAAATACCAATCTTCACCTAACTTAACTTGTCCAGTATCAAAAAATTCAAAAGCAAACCAAAGTCTAGGTATCTTGTTAAACACTTCACACTTAATTAGCATTATACCTGTACCTGCGGCATAACATTCAAAAGTATCTTTGTATTTAGGATCATCAGTTTTATCTAGGTCAATGTATTTTTTTGGTGCTACTTCTGCAGTTGACATAATTCTATTTTCAACATATTTCGGCATTGTATCTACATTTCCTCTTGAATGGTAAGCAGTTCCACAAATATCTTTATCGTTAGCAATTAATATGTCTAGTAGGTCAGGTTCAAAAGTCATGTCATCATCTATAAAAAGCAAAAATTCAGATTTGTTTTGAAGAGCCTGAATTGCTATATAAGTTCTATTCTCTGCGATGGTGTAACCTTCGCTGGCAACTAAGATATGGAAATCATAACCTCCATGAGATACTAAGTCCAAAAGGCATTGTAGCGTTCCTGGCTGAACACCTCTGTTTGTTGGAATGGCAAGTGTTACTTTAGTATTCATATTAATATTTCAACTGCCCTATATGCTTGGCTGTTATATTAGAATTTACCCAACTCTTAATACCTTGACTTCTGGCATTATGACAAAAATACCAATCATTGCTTTCTTTGATTGAACCATTGTCATTCCAAATATACCCATACCAAGGCTGTGGGATTTCTTTAAAGACACTGCATTTAATTAACATCAATCCTCCGCCCAAAGCTCCACATTCAAACAAACCCTCTCTCTGATCGTCTAAGTATTCCACCACATCTTCTTGTTGTTCATATTTAGTTTTATAGACACCACCCACAATATCTTTATCACACAACAATAATTCCTCAAGGGTATTAGGTTCATAAATCATGTCATCATCTACCATTAACAAATAATCACATCCAGCATTTACTGCCTGAGAAGAAATCCAATTCCTATTTTCAGCCGTTGTATAACCACGATTACTAACAATTATTTTAAACTTATACTCACCACTAATTAATTGAAGTAATGATTGTACAGTTTTTGGTTTAACTAATCTGTTGGTGGGCAGGCCCAAGCCGATTTTTAACATATATTTTTATATATTTTTTTAATGTGGTTTAGAAATTTTTCTTTAGTTAATTTCATTTTCATCATATTACATATTCCACAACAAGAAACGCAATTTTCTTTCAAGTATCCAATATTATTATCTACTCTATCTATTCCTCTTTGTCTCTCATTTTCGCCACAATATTTACAAGGCAAAGAAGTAATATTCTCAAAATCTTCTAATGTAATATTCATCTCATATCCTGCTTTTTTTGCTCTATATTTATATCTTCGCCAAAATCCTGCTAAAGACATTCCATATTTCCGATTATATGCTTTTACTTTTTTTTCATTATTCCTAACATATTTCTGGACATACTCAACTCTTTTCTTTTTATTTTCTGGTTTTTTTGCCCATTCTTTATTTTGTGCATCTTTTTGCTTTTTGTTTTTTTTATACCATTTCTTGCCATACTCACTCATTTGTTTAAGCAAAACTTCTCTATTTTCTTTGCGATACTTAATCTGATACTTTTTGTTTTTTTCTTTGTTTATTTGACGATACTTTTTTTGGTATTCTTTATACCTTTGTTTGTCTTTATACATATAATATTTATTAAGGGGGAGAATCTTAAATTTGTTCTCCCACCTATAAACATTATATCATTTATAGATATTAACGTCAAATCTAACTTACATTCACGTCAATAAAGAACTCAGCTAACTGGGCAGGCCAGTCAAAACCAAAATCAACTCTACTCACAATACCAAGACCAGATGCTGGTGCATTGGTTGATACTGAAATTGGAGGATCTTCAATAAACTTAACCTTGCCGAATGTGCCTGATAAAATACCCAACTCACCTTGTTTTTTAATACCAGCAAATACATGACCTGCTGTATGAGAGTTTGACAAATAATGATCAACACCCATATAACGGAATGCTTTTGCGACTGGGATGCCATTCTTTAAAGCAATGTCTGCTTCTGTAAAGCCATTTGCTTGTACGAATGCTTCTAGTAATTCAAAGTCCTGAGCACGCCAAACAATAAAGAATCCATGTTCAACTGCTCTCTCAACACCATTATTTTCATTTAATTTACGCTTAATAGCACGAATTATATCATCAATATTAGCTGTTGAAACTGTAATTGCTGAAGTGTCATCATCACCTGTGTTTGCCAAATCAGTCAAACCAAAGTCTTTCCAAGCAGTATGTTGTGCTAATACAAGAGATTCAATCTTTTCATTGGTTTTCTTACCATGATAATCAGCAATACTCATCTGGTTAAGATAAGTTTGTTGGTATCTGTCAGCTTCATCAATAAAGATTGCTAGCTGTTGGATTTGATCAATAGTCAAAGTTTCAGCTGTCAATGTAAATTGAGAATAGGCATAAGCAGTACCACGAGTACCACCAGCTAAGGTTGGTTCTGTACTTGCATAACCACCAATAATAGCTCGTTGATTGCTATAAATTACTTTCAAAACATCCTTCCATGTGGTAGGAGTATTAATTCTGGCTCGCATTTTCTGCACATAATCGTATTTGTTCCAAATAGATATAGCCATAAGATTTATATTTAATTTATTTATATACAAATCAAACGACGACTATCGCCAGCCTATGCGTTATATAAGTCTTCTGAAAACATACCAGCATTAGCTTCTTTTTTAGTTCTAGCATCAATTACTTCTCCAGCAAGTTTTGGGTCACTAGGAGTTTTATAAGTCCCATCTGGATTCTTTTGGTCTACCCACCAATCCACATCATGTTGTCCAGTACCACCTGGCTTACCCTTGCCTTTAGGAGAGCCACCCTCGGCTTCCCGCTGGTCTTTATTATCTTTCAACTGACTTTTAATATGTTTCATATTTAAAATATCAGTCAAAGGTAATTTAAGCCTTTCGGCTTCATCTAGAACTAATTTTTGGTCATCAGGATTGTCTACCTTCTCACCTTTTAAAAAAGCTAACTTTGCATAATCTGGCTCGTTTGATTTTTCTTCCTTATCTACTTTTTTAGGAGTTTTAGTCTCCTCTTTTTTAGCTTTCAAAGCCTTGAGTTCTTTCTCGGCTTTTTCAGCACGAATTTTCTGATTTTCAGCTACTTCTTTAGCTTTATCTAATTCTTCATTAGTTTTTTCATCTTCAAATTCGTTTTCA